GTGCTATTGGTGTCATTACTAGTGAACTTGCAAAGATACATGAACAACTATGGAATGGTAAGTCGTTTAAAGCTATGCAGTCAAAGATGAGTGATGATCTTTACTCTTCTTTCTGGAAAGAAGCTTTCAAATACTATAATCCATCATACAAGTAATACCAAGGGGGCTACGGCCCCCTTTCTTTATAAATACAGCATGGACACATTTAAACAATTTTATGAGAACTTTAGAGATGGCAGAAACCCTCAAGACAAGGGTGACATGGCTCGTCATGGTCTCAAAGGTAAGTCCATTTCCCAACTGAAGAAAATTAGATCTTCTGATTCTGCATCACCAAGAGCAAAACAACTTGCTCATTGGTTTATAAACATGCATAAAAAACATTGATTTAATTCTACAATCGTTCTATGATAATAGAATGAACAAACTAAACAAAGACATTATACGAAAACAAATCCTAGAGTATGCACCTAGGATGCAACAATTATTGCCAGACCATCCATCACATCCTGGTGGAAGAATAGCAATTGCTCATATGTATTCTGTGCTAGAAGGTGTATTTGGCAAACCAATTAGTCAAGTAAGAGATTGTCGTTTACAAGATGCGCTTGACATTCTTAAGTATACTATGGATAATGTATCTCAACAAAGACTAATTACACCACTTCGTGAAATATACAAACCAGAGCCAGACGATCTTCCTCCTACCACATTGGATAAATTCTTTGAGTAAATTTTACACCAACGTTTCTCTATATCGCAATGACATTTTGCTACGTGGCTATGAAGATGGTCAACGTGTCCAATATACTATACCATGCAAGCCCTATCTTTTCATTCATTCTAAACTCCCCAACTCACCTTATCGTAATCTGAAAGGTAAACAAGTTGACAAAGTGGAATTTAATTCGCCTTCTGCTGCTCGTGACTTTATTAAACGTTACTCTGATGTTGAAGGATTTACTTACTATGGATTTACAAACTTCGTTTATCCATTTATCAATGACTATTATCCCGGTGACATTGATTATGATCCTAGACTTGTATCTATAGTTAATATCGATATCGAAGTTGCAGCGGATCAGGGGTTTCCTAATATTCAGACTGCAGACAAAGAGATTACTGCAATTACAATGAAGAAGGATGACATATATGTTGTTCTTGGTTGTGGTGAATTTACTACAGATGATCCTAAAGTAAAGTATATTAAATGTAAAGATGAGGCAGAATTGCTTCTTAAATTTTTAGATGTATGGCGTGCAAAGTCTTTCTCACCAGATGTTGTTACTGGATGGAACGTAGAGTTCTTCGATATTCCATACATCATTAACAGAATCAAGCGTGTGCTTGGAGATGCGATGGCAAAGAAGCTATCGCCATGGGAATTATTAGAAGAGAGAACTATTACTATTGCAGGAAAAGATAATCAAGTATATGTTCCTACAGGAATTACTATTCTTGATTACATGCAACTTTATCGTAAGTTTTCTTTTACTATGCAGGAATCTTATCGTCTAGATCATATTGCTAACATTGAACTGGGTGAACGTAAACTTGACTACTCTGAGTACGAAAGTCTTTTTGACCTCTACAAAAAGAACTATCAGTTATTCATTGAGTATAACATCCGAGACGTTGACCTTGTTAATCGTTTAGATGATAAACTGAAACTGATTGAGCAGGTATTTGCTATTGCTTATGATGGTAAGGTGAACTATCAAGATACGTTCACCTCTGTGAGAATGTGGGATGTTATTATCCATAACTACCTGCTCAGTCAGAACATTGTTGTTCCTCAACTTAAGTTCACCGAAAAAGAAAGACAGATTATCGGTGCTTACGTTAAGGATCCTCAGGTTGGTATGCATAAGTGGGTTGTATCGTTTGACTTAAACTCACTCTACCCTCACTTGATTATGCAATACAATGTTTCACCTGAAACATATGTTGGACATATCTCTGCTATCAATGGTGAAGAGGGGATAGAAAAAATATTGAATGGATATCTCAATGAACCTTCTGTACGTAATCAGCTTTTATCTTCCAACGTTACTTGTGCTGCTTCTGGCTGTATGTTTGACAAAGATTATCAAGGCTTTCTTCCCAAACTAATGCAGAAGATGTATGATGATCGTGTTGTGTACAAAAAGAGAATGATTGAAGCTAAACAACAACATGAAAAGAATCCTACATCTGATACAGAAAAAGCTATTGCACAGAATCATAATATGCAGCTAGCTAAGAAGATCCAACTTAACTCAGCTTACGGTGCGCTATCTAACGAATATTTTAGATGGTTTGATCCAAAGCTAGCAGAATCGATTACACTCTCTGGTCAGCTTTCCATTAAGTGGATGGAAAGAGAAATGAACAAATACCTAAACAAACTATTTAAGACTAAGGATAAAGATTATGTCATTGCTTGCGATACGGATTCTATGTACATCACGCTTGACGCTTTGGTCAATCAATTTTTTGACGAGGGCGATGCAATTGAACCAATCGTCAAATTCCTGGACCGAGCATGCGAAGATCGCATTGAACCTTTTATTGAGTCGTGTTACGAACAGCTTAGCGGATATGTTAATGCCTACGACCAGAAAATGAAGATGAAGCGAGAAGCTATCGCTAATAAAGGTATCTGGACTGCTAAGAAGCGATACATTCTCAACGTATGGAACAACGAAGGTGTTCAGTATACAGAACCTAAACTAAAGATGATGGGAATTGAAGCTGTTCGTTCATCAACACCTGCTGCCTGTCGTGAAAACATTAAGAAGTGCATTAAGGTTATCATGAACGAGACTGAGCAAGCTACTATCGAGTTTATACAAAACTTTCGTAATGAGTTTGCCAAACTTCAGTTTGAAGATGTTGCATTTCCAAGAGGTGTAAAGCTAACTTACACTGTCAAAGAAGGTGATGCAATCTATAATAGGAATTATGTACTTGGTCAGAAGTCTCTTCCTATTCACGTTAGAGCTGCATTACTGTACAATGATATGTTAAAGAAAAACAAACTCGATCAAAGGTTTCCTATGATACAAGATGGTGACAAGATTAAGTTTTGTTATATGAGAATGCCTAATCCATCCAGAGAAAATGTATTTGCATGTCAAAGTGCTTTGCCAAGACAACTTGGTATGGATCAATACATAGATTACGATACACAATACGAAAAGGCTTTCGTTGAACCCATCAAGACAATTCTTGATGCCATTGGTTGGCAGGTTGAGAAGAAAGCATCACTCGAAGATTTTTTTGCTTAAGGAGTTACCATGGCTACTAAAAGTCCTTTAGATTTTGATACAGATTTTGACTTTGGTTTTGATTTTAGTGATGACCTAACTGATGCAGTCACAGAAAAAGAACAACAGGCAGCTGCAGCTCAGACCAAAGCTGAAACGATGTATAAGATGATTATGCCTCTTCTTAATAATCTTAAGAAGAATCCTGACAAGCCAAATATTGTTTGGCCTGATCGCGAAAAAAAGATTGACGAATTTATTAAAAAGTTAGAGAATGTATTAAAGAGTTGAACACAAGGATATATTATGTCACTTATTAACCGTTTGATTAAAAATTCTACCATTGAAGATACATCTGTCATTACCGAGTCAAAGATCTACGGTAAGAAAGATATGGTTCCTACTCACGTTCCAATGGTGAACGTAGCACTATCTGGTACTGTCGATGGAGGCTTGACACCAGGACTTACTGTTCTTGCTGGACCATCTAAGCATTTTAAATCTGCCTTTTCTCTCCTTATGGCAGCAGCTTACATGAAACAGTATCCAGATAGTGTCCTTCTTTTCTATGATTCGGAGTTTGGTACACCCAAGAGTTACTTCGATGCATTTAATATTGATATGGATCGTGTAGTTCATACTCCTATCACTGACATTGAACAACTTAAGTTTGATGTCATGAAACAGTTAAATGAAATCACCCGTAACGATAAGGTTGTTATTGTTATTGACTCTGTTGGTAACCTTGCTTCTAAGAAAGAAGTAGAAGATACTATGAACGAGAAGTCAGTTGCTGATATGTCTCGTGCAAAGAGTCTTAAGTCTTTGTTCCGTATGGTAACTCCTCACCTTACAATCAAAGACATTCCATTGATTGTTGTTAACCACACATACATGGAAATTGGAATGTATCCTAAAGCAATTGTTGGTGGTGGTACTGGTATCTACTACTCAGCTGATAACATTTGGATTCTTGGTCGTCAGCAAGATAAAGATTCTGATGGTATCAATGGTTATCACTTTATCATTAACGTTGAGAAGTCTCGTTATGTCAAGGAGAAGGCTAAGATTCCAGTAACAGTATCATTTGAAGGTGGTATCAAGAAATGGTCAGGTCTTCTCGATCTTGCATTAGAAGGTGGGTTTGTAGTTAAGCCATCTAATGGTTGGTATCAACTTGTTGATCGTACTACTGGTGAAGTTTCTGGTCAGAAAATGCGTGCAGCTGACATTGAAGACAATGGTGCAATCTGGAAAGAGTTGTTTTCTAAGACAGACTTTGCTACGTGGATTAAAAACAAGTATGCATTGACTACAGGGAGCTTAGTATCCAATGATGAATAATAAACCTAAAGTAAAAGAACGCTCAGAAGAGTTTACTACATTTATGAATAACGAGCAGCAATCAGCTATTCGTCAACTTGGTAATGATCTACACCGTGTTAATAACTCAGTAATTCGTTGTGTAGAGTTAGGGCTTGCAGTTGAATTGCAGAGAGTAGCTCGTCATCATGCAGATGGTGGTTATTGGGGTGATTTGTTAGTGCCAGTAGTAATGAAGCAAAGCACAAAGAAAGATCTTTAATGGAAAAAGAGAAGATGGAAAGACGTATTGAACGTCTTATGCTTCCTATCGAAACACAGATTATGATGTGTGATGATCAAAACGACCTACTGCTTCTTGCAGTAGGTATGCTTCGTAAGACTATTCTTATATTTGAAAATCAATATCAAAAAGATGGTAGAAAAGCTGTTATCGAGAGTTTTAATCAATGAGCGATGATTTTTATTCATTAGAAGATACTCTTAAAGAAGTATCTGATATACACAAACTAGCAGTCACTCAATGGGTATTCAAACATATTGTTGAGCATGCACAAGAAGGTGGTTCGTATCGCTATTTAATCTATGATCGTCTTGGGTTTGGTCCAGAAGCATATGCACCATTATGTAGTGACGGTCTAACTATTTCTAATGAGTTTGATTTGACCATTATGGATGAGATTAGAAAAGTCATCAAAGAATATCAATATGCAGAATATAAACATTTGAAACCAATATTGAATATGTGTGATGAACCAGACTGTTGGGAAGAAGCAACTTGTGGTTGGCCTTCTGAAGATAGTTATCGTCACACTTGTTATGAGCATATGAAAAAGAATGATTGAAAAAACAATACTATCACATTTAGTTTATAATGAAGCATTTGCAAGAAAGGTTCTACCTTTTCTTAAGGATGAGTACTTTCAGAATCAACCTGATAAGGTTGTTTATAGATTAATTGCAGATTATGTACAGAAGTATAATAATACTCCTACCAAGGAAGTATTATTTCTTGAATTGAATAATAAAGAAGGTCTTTCTGAAACTACGTTTAAAGATTCTAAACGTACAATAGAAGATCTGCAGACAGACAACACAGACATACAATGGTTATTAGATAGTACAGAAAAGTTCTGTCAGGATAAGGCTATTTACAATGCAATTATGGCATCGATTAAAATCCTCGATGATAAGACTGGACAATCATCTACAGGATCGATCCCAAATCTACTCTCAGACGCTCTTGGGGTTAGTTTTGATGTTTCAGTTGGTCATGACTATTTTAGCAATAGTGATGATCGCTATGAGTTTTATCATCGCAGGGAAGAACATATTCCCTTCGACCTCGACTTCTTTAATAGAATCACTAAAGGTGGTCTTGTTAAAAAGACCCTTAACATTGCATTGGCTGGCACGGGTGTGGGTAAGTCTCTTTTTATGTGCCATTGTGCTTCTCATAATTTGGTGAGTGGTAAGAACGTACTCTACATTACAATGGAAATGTCAGAAGAGAAGATTGCTGAACGTATTGATGCTAACCTTCTTAACACGACAGTAGATGAACTTACTGTAATGCCAAAGGACGTCTATGATAAAAAGATTGGTAGAGTAAAAGAGAAGACTGTTGGTAAATTAATTATTAAAGAGTATCCTACAGCATCTGCAGGATCAGCTAACTTCAGGCATTTGATCAATGAACTTAGAATTAAGCGCAATTTTATACCCGATGTCATATACATTGATTATCTTAACATATGTAATTCTAGTAGAATACGTTCTGGTTCTAATGTTAACTCCTACACCTTTATTAAAGCAATCGCTGAAGAGTTACGCGGGCTTGCTGTTGAGTTTAATGTTCCTATTGTATCTGCTACACAAACTACCAGAGGTGGTTATGGCAATTCCGACGTTGAACTTACAGATACTGCTGAATCCTTTGGTCTACCTGCTACTGCGGACTTAATGTTTGCATTAGTAAGTACAGAAGAGTTAGAACAACTTAACCAGATTATGGTTAAGCAATTGAAGAACCGTTATAATGATCCTACTTTATATAAGAGGTTTGTTGTTGGTATCGATAGAGCAAAGATGAGATTGTTTAATACTGAGCAGTCTGCACAAGATAATCTTATTGACGATACACCAGTGTTTAACAAAACCAAAGCTGGACAAACAATAGATAGTGAAAAGAAATCTCGTTTTAGTGAGCTACTAGTATGATTGTAATTGTTTTAGGTGTAACTATATTTTTGATTATAGCAGGTGCATTCTTTATTAAATCTATAGAAGAAGACGAATTAGATGATCGATGAAGATGAACAATATGCAGATTGGGTTGCTGATGTAATTTTATCTTACTTTACATCACAGCTTCAATCTGGTCGCTCTGTAATTTATGAATCAGAGATATGGCAATTACTTGGCCAGGAGCTCCCAGAGGGTCAGGAAAACAGGATGTTCAGATTAAAAGAATATGTTGGTGATCCACAGATTGAA